ATAGTTTTAGTGTACTCAACACCACGATACCTTAGTTTAACAGTCATTGTTAATACTCCAGTACCACACCCCCGTTCCATGATGTGGTTTCATGCGTCCCCCGAAGGGATGAACGGACGTGATGTGAGTTGGCTTCTACTGATTCGACTATCGAGCCGCCAGTTCCCTAGAATACTCCAGGGAAAATTTGTCCAGTGAATATGTAGGCTCCGACTGCTGCATTGAATCCAATCATTGCGAGCCAGCCGTTTACACGTTCAGCATTTTGAAAGTACTCCCGTGTTGTTGGGGGTTCAATTACTTCAATCTGTGGTTCACGGGCGTGTACGTTTGAGGTCATTAAGATAAAATAAATTAGGTTAATGGCCGAGGACGAAATTTCGGGTCGGCACGGTTGGTTTATTTAAGTTGACTCTGCTCCAGCTACAGTACCATCAGCAGTATTACCTACTACCTTACTGCACTGAGCTGCTTGTGCTGCTGTTGTACCATTGTCATTATAAGGTATGAACCAACGGTCACCAGTTGCATTGACTTTGTATTTTACCACCATGGCATTTGCACGTGCCGATGGATCATAAGCTTTTGACATAATTAAAATGCTACATTTGAACGTTCGAGTTTGTCATACACATCTTGACGATATGCTTCATCTCTATCATAACGAGGGTCACTCATTGCTGCGACAACTTCAGCTTGACTACGGAATGCATCCCTAGTACGTGCCGCTTTGCCTGTCAACATTCTACCTTCATAACCCTCTTGGTTTTCATATTCAGATCTAAGTCCTGCTACTGCCATTTGAATTGCTAAAGCTTCTCCTCTATCTACAACAGAATTAAATGCATCGAGTTTATCTTCAGAAATATTTTCAGCAGCCCAGGCAGTTAACCTTTTATACTCTGCCTCTCCACCTGCTGAATTATAAACTTGATTCATTTCAGCATCAGTAAGGTCAGCAGAAGGAGCATTACCTACATCAGGATTATTTCTTTGTATCTCCATGAAGGCTTCTACTAAATCTTGGCTGCTCATCTCACTAAACTTTTGCATAGTTTCTGATGAGAGTTGACCTTCATTAGTATAAAATTCTTGAGAAGCATCAGCTATAAGTGAAGCACCTTCGCTCCACTCTTCTTCAACTTCATCATTATCTAATGTATCGGTTTCAGAATCTTCATCATTAGAACCTAATTTCTTCTGGAGTTCTAAGTACGCTTGTTCTAATTGTTCAGCGTTCTCATACTTACCAGCATAAAGTTCCGATTCTTCTTTACCTAGTTTTTCTGCTACCTCTAAGGAGTTCTGTTCCTCTTCAGAGAACTCAGGAGCATCAGGATCTGTCGGGTTATAATTTAGTGTTTCCGTCATTCCTTAGTCCTTGTGCGGTGGTTACTTTTAAATTACCTAAACCTACTGTCTCCACTAACTCAGGGTCTTTACCTATATTAGCTTTAGCAGTGAACCGTGTAGGTTTAGCTATTTCATTCTCGTCTACCAAAGGTTCAGGTTTACTAACCTTCGGGAGCGGCTTCTTCTTGACCCGCGTCGGGCGGGACGCCTTGGTTGTTGCCATTTAGTTGATCGTATCCGTCGTTTAATGATCTACCCATTGCAGGGTTCTTACTAGGGTCAGCCATTGGTGCCCTTGCTAATTGACCAGCTTGTTTCAACAATTCTTGCTGTTGCATTTGTTGTTGCTGTTGCTGCTTCTCTTGTTGCATTGTCTCTGGTGTCTTAACAAGATTCAATACATCAATACCTGATGCTGCTGCTAATCTCTTAACATACTCACCTGGATCAAGGAACTTAGCCATGATCTCTGGTCCCATAGTTTGCGCAAGAGTCTGTGCGAATTGAACAAGAGTCTGTTGATCTTGTCCTCTACCTAATGCATTAACACCTGCAATGATCTGTGGTCGTACCACATCTTTAGGAATCTTAGGAAGATCCTTATTTCTTTGTAGGATATGTAATGTTCTATTGAGGTAAGGGATTAAGAACTCAACAGTAAGTAAAGAGAATAATCCTCCTAACTGTTGTTCCAATTCCATCTGCGTGAGGCGTACCTCTTCCGCAGTAGTTCTCTCACTCTGTCTAACTTGAAGTACAAGGAAAGCATCGCTTATCCTACGTTCAAGTTGAGACATCTGTTCAGCTGCTGTTCTAAAGTCAGCTGTCTTACCAACCTGGATAACACCAACATCTTCAGGTCTACCCTGAACGATTGCACCGTTACCAGCATCGGCTATAGTCTTTGGTTTTGTAGTTGAGCTTGGTGATACCAAGAAGACTACCTTACTAGCAGCTGCTGAGCCCTCTACGAGAGCTTGGGATAATCCTTCTAGGGATCTGATGTCCCCAAGGAATTCTTCCACTCTACCCCTTCCGTAATCTTCTCCGTCCACTGTATTGAATCTCAATACCAGCCAGGGAGAAGTATTCTTGGGAGCAGTGCTGCGAGTACCAGGTATTATCTTATCGAATGCTTCCTGATGCCATACCCATCTACCATTATTATCGAGTCGGACGTAGGTGTATACCTCAACGTCTTGATCATCAGATCCTGTCTTGTACCCATCATCACCTGGTGAATTAGGCTTGATTATAGGTAAAGCTTCTGGCAGATCTTCGGCCAAAATCTTACGACTTATTAGTTCCTTTGTAACAATCTCGCAAATGTTTCCGTTTCCATCACGATTAACTACGTAACGGTTAAGGGGATAATTTTTGAGACCATCCTTGCCCATAAATATCAACGCATTACCAGAGACAATCAAGTGTTTGAGAGCTTGGTGTACAACTACTCTATCAGTAGATGCATTGATAAAATCCATGACCATCCTTTCCATCTTGGCAAAGGATAAATCTAATTCACTCTTTACTTCACGTGGAAACTCAACACCTAACTTATCATCTCTGATTTGAAATTTAAAGAAGCTAGTTTGTGGAGGTAACAACGCAAGCATAAGCTTGGCAGCTAAGTTTACTGTGCATTTTGCACCAACTGACTGCCAAGGTGTATGTAATTTTTGATGCTCAGGTCGTGAGCTTAGATCTTCTTGAACTAAATAGGGCAGTGTTAAACGAGAACATTCAACTGCGGTATGAAGGAACTGTGTTCTACCACGGGTTAGTTGATTGTATCTATCACGTGCTTTCATTAGTATGCCCTGTTACTTTTACTACCACCAGGACTTGATCGACCACCTCCACGAGTTGATGATGGTGTTCCTGTACCTGCATTCAATGAAGATCGATTTGGATTACCAAATTCTATGTTAGCTAGCTTCTCCTGCTGAGCAAAGTTAGCATCTCTAACTGTATCTTCCCTTGCCCATTGGATACCTCTTGCTTCTCTCTCTTCTGCTCTCTTATTCTTTGCGTTAGCCCCAAAAGGATCCATAGGATCAATACCAGCAGCACGTAGTGCAAAACCTTCTGCTACACACATAATAATTCCTCCTTAAACTGGTGGTGCGACGCCACCTGGTGGTGTATCAGGTGTAGATGCAGGGTCAATAGCTCCAAACTCTTTGACACCTTGCTGTACTTTCTCTATCTCAAGAGCTTTCTTCTTACGTGTTGAGAGCTTTTCCTCTTCTGTTTCTTCTCTGATATCTTCAGGCTTCACCATATCAGGAGGAGGTGCTGCACTCTTCAACGGAGGTGCAGGTTGCATCCTTGGTGGTGGAGCTGGAGGCTTAGGTGGTTTGAATAGATTTCCTACGCACATTAATCTTCTTCCTCTAATAAGTTTCTAATGTATTCTACCACGCTGGCTTGACCAGCGCGATACATGATCGATTCGATCGGTTCTTTTGGGTGGACAGGGCTCCACTTAAAATGATCTTCCACTTTCTGGAAGAGTTCATCCACCCTCTCGTTGTGGAGCTTAAGCGTATTGAGGGAGATTTGTGTTGGCATGTTCAAAAAAGGCTGGCATTCTGGCTCGCTGTGTATCAGAAAATTCTGGGGCTTTACCCTCATACATTAATCGATCACTAGCATCTAGCCAAAAATTTTTGTCCAAATATTTATCGGTAGTATTTATACCTAGAGGTTCAACAATCCAGTTAATGGTGGCTTTCCTAAGTTTATCCAAAGAATTAGAAGGACGTAAACCCAACTCACGACATACAAGACTATTACTTCCGACGTGGATCTGTTCGTCGCGCGAAATGTCAGCAGATACTGTACGCAAAGCAGCATCCCCATTAAACCTAAAGAAAGGGAGTAGAAC